TCGAAGTCCTTGGAAGTCTGAATCCGAGAGAAAGTTGTGCCCTTCTTCAGATATCCGTCAACATACTGCCGACCCGTCACCTGTGTGCGAGCAGTATTCACACAGTCTTTTACTCGCATCTCCATTGTGGATGCCATGCGCTCCATTCGGCTTGCGTTCTGACTTACACCATAACGCTTCCGTCCTGCCGGGGTATACGTGCCGTCAGCATACTGGTAACGCCTTACGCCCCACTTCTGGCCTTTGATGCCATGGTGATACAATTCCATTTTGAATTACTCACCCCTCTCGCAACTTCTGAATTGCAAGAGCGATGCTTAACGCAGAACTGGTAATGGCGAGAACGCTTCCCGCAACCTCCAAAGTATCACTAACGGCTTCCCGGCCGGAATAGACCTTCTTCGGATTGAACATGTCATCGTACTGTTTCTCCAGCATGGCCCGATTGATTCGTTCCCGCATCTCCTGGTCGGTCATCTTGCTTAAATCCATCTTTTCTGTCCTGCGAGACTGAATCTTCATGGACTTGTCGCTCAGTGTTTTCAGGTTACCTGCCATTTGGCTGCCAGCATCTGCGACAGATTTTGCCCGTTCACGATCTTCACGAACCCAGCGATTCGGATCTTGCAAAGCATCCGTAGATAGCTTATTGTCCTTCTTCTTTTTATTAGCGGCAACATCCCGATCGTACCGTTTCTTGCCTGCATCCGTCAGGCTACCATTGGCATTCTGGTAGCGCCGAACTCCCCATTTCATACCTTTGACGCCCCAGTGCCAAATCTGATTATTGTAGTACAAGCTCCATCCTCCTTCTTTATAAAGTATTGCAAACATACCCCCCCCCGTGTTATACTGGGCTATCCGCTTGTTTTTATGTGTGGAGGAGGTCTGAAACTATGTCTGATTCTCAACTGCGTCCCGCAGATTTCAATTGCGAGATTTTACCTTGCGAAGTCCCCTACAACTTTGAGGATACTTCCCAGTTCCAAAAGCTTTCTTTTCCGGAAGAGGCTTGTGTACGGCTCAATTCTCTGCTCCAGCTTGTGCCTACAGTTGCCGCTGCCGATGCTTTGTCTAAAACCTATGTGCTCCGCTTCCCGGAAGGCGTACAAGGCGTTCTCATGCGCTTGAAACAAGGTGGCTTGAGCACTGTTATGGTCGGTGGAGATGGCCGTATTGTAGGTACTGCTTCTCTTATTGAGGCGGGCACAGAGATGGTCAACCTCATGAACATCTTCACTGTAGCATCTTTTGCAACCGGCCAGTATTTTCTTGCCCACATCAGCACGGAACTTTCCGAAATTCGTAAGAGCATTGACGATGTACTGAAATTCCTCAACGACGACAAACGCTCTCAACTGATTGCGGAACTTACATTTGTTAAATACGCTGCATCCAATTTCTCGTCCATCATGCTCAGTGAATCCCAGCGCATTGCTACCCTGACTAACCTTCAGCATTCCAAAATTGCTGCCGTGTCGAACATTGAGTTTTATACCACCCAGCTGGAAGATAAGATTGCTTCCAAAAAATCCGGTAAGCCTTCCGAGCAATGTGCAGCTGTTCTGCAGGCAAAGCAGACGCTTGATCTTGCAATGCAGCTCTATGTCATGAGCAGCGTTATGGAGGTCTACTATTCCCAGAACTGGAACAATCTCTATCTCGAAAACATTCACAACGATATGAAGCAGGTTCTCACCAGTTCTAAGAATCGTATGCTCCGTTCCCTGAGCGCATTTGGCACCACCATTCAGGATGCACACAAGGATGTAAAGGTCATCGGCATGTCCATTCCTAAAGGCGGATATTCTGAGGTCGAAAACGAACTCTTCAAGACCATTGACGAGCTTTCTAATAAAACAGAGCTTCCTCTGCTGGAACTTTCTGACGATGCTCTCAAAAGCCCCAAGAAAGAAACCAAACTATACATGACCGGTGATGGTGATGTCTACCAAAAGGTCGTTTGATTTACTCAAACGCTTCTCGGTTCAGCTTCCATGCAATGTAAGCATCCATCATGGCAGCCACTGCATCAATCTTCTGGTCAGAACGACGCTTCAGCAGCTTGCGGTTACCATTCGTATCTTCCAGAGCAATGCAGTTACCCATGGCAAATTGCATGAGTGCTTCATCGAAGAGTAGTTTCCGCTGCTCGGAGAGCTTCTTTAGCTCACCCAAAGGAACGCTCTCGGTCTTTGCACCCTGAATGACTTTCTCCACACCAAACGGCGCATTCTCTGTGCACCATCGTTCTACAAAGTCCTTGGCATTATAAGGGTCATACCCAAAGCACCGGACATCATAGTCGTTCTGCTGAATGAAGTTATCAAGGTCATCATAGACCTGCATCATGTCAAGCACCGTGCCATCAAACACCTGTAGTGTTCCTTCTTGCATGAACTGGTCGTACTTCTGGCGCATGGCCTGTGGGAGCTTCGACAGTGTATAAGAGGTAATGTAATCTCTGGTTTTCACGCCAAAGAAGCCGTTCGCCATCGGGAACAGGAATGTAAACGCACAGAAGTCATCGCCCTGCGACAAGTCTGCGCCGAGAGCACAAGGCATCTGCCAGTAATCTCGGTGGCGATGTGGCAGGGTTTCTTCATACGGAAAGAAGTAGGTATACCCCTCCATAGGAATGTTAAAGCGCTTGGCCAGAATGTCATTTCTGGAACCAGGCGCTTTTTCTGCACGTTCTACATCCAGCTGATAAGTTTCGTAGCTAACCGTCTGTCCCAGATTCGGGTTTGCCTTCAGCCACATATCGGGGTTTGTAACTTCATCGATGGAATCCAACTTGTAGTACCAGATGGACACATGGGGGTTGATGTACTCCCCTTTCAGGATGTCCATTAACTCCATTTTGATTGTGTCACCACAACCATTACGGACGGTCCCCTCTGAGCTGGTCGCGACAATGAGATAGTCCTCGTTCTTCGATGCACCCTGTTCAAGCGCACTGATGGGATCTTCCCGAATGTCGCAGCTCAACCACTCGTCAACAGTTGCTACACGGTCTCTCCGACCCTGCAGTTTATCTATGGTCATCGGGCGCACTTCCAGCAAACTATTCGTCAGGAAGTTCTCGATACCCTTCTTGGTTGAAGCCAGTTTCACACGGTCAGATTTTGCGCCAGTCGTGTTCTGTAAACTGCCCTCCGTCATGAACTTCAAAAGAGGTCCCTTCGACCGAGCCAGTGCTGTACGGATCGGTGAAAGGACCTCTTCTGCTTGTTTCATGGTGGGCGCGGTAGTGCATTGCTGGGTGGTCGATACATCCACGGTCAGAAAGTAGCTCTGAATGAATGCGTCGTACATGGTCTTGGCGGCACCGCGAGGAATGATAAGATACTGCTTCGTGATAAGCCGTTTCTTGATGCGCTTTCGTTCATAGTGACCGCCATGTCCTCCGGGATTGGGCACATAGATGCTGCGGTCCACAAAATAGTACCAGCCAAATATCTCTTCTGCCCAAAGCTTGAAGGAATCCAACAGTTTCAGGTCTCCGCCGTCGGTAAGGGTCAGTTCGTTCTCGCAGAACTTGACAAAACCTTCAACTGCTTTATCGTCATAGTAGATGCCTGGGTTTGCAATCAGGTCATCAATCCGGTTCATCTCCATGGAGACTTCTCGGCATACCGGAATTTCACCCCGAATCACGGCCTCTCGAAACCGGCCATAATAAATCGGCATGGCCGTGTTTGAAAGTGCCATCTTCTGGCCTCCTATTATAATAAGGTAAGCGCTTTACTCTTCCGGGTGGTCATGCTCCACATTCAGCCGCCACTCCATTTCAGATGCGGTGTTCTGCAGAGCCTCTTTGGTCACACTGCTTTGCGGTACATCGAAGCCCAGCAGCCGCACCTTGACTGCCATATAGGCTTTCACGGCTTCCACCTTCACCGGGTCAGCAATGAACTGGTTCCAAGTAGCGCTTTTGTCGGAGATAAAAAAACCCTCTTTCGGGCCCACGCCCATCTGGGAAAGGATCATCAGCACAGTGTTGATGTACATGATGATGTCCGGGTCGAACGCCTCATAGTCCGCAGGCAGACCCAGCAGCTTTTTTACGGAAGTGAGAATGCTGTCCATAGTTGCTCCTTAGTCCGGGATACACTTGTTGTCCCACTTCTTGTAGGCATCCAGATAGGTCTCGTTCTTGTCGCCATTGTGAGTGATCTCGTAATACATCCCGTCGGATACAGTGGTGCTCACAAGCGCCTTCCAGTTCTGCAGAGTTTTGCTGAACCACACGATGAACACATCCTCCATCGTCAGCTTCTTGCCATCGGTCGCATCCACATGGGCGTTAAAGTAGTCCACCACCAGCTGCTTTGCGCGGTTCATCATAGCTTCGTTGTTCATGTCATTTCCTCCATGGGCAGGTATCGCCCGGTCTTCGTTCTGTGAATACTGGTTCAAGAATGCTGTCGTCCCCATAATGGATAGCCTTATGCGTTCGGTCGGATACGCAAATCACATTATCAGGGTCGAGTAAGCACTCTCGGTGCTCCAGTACGTCTTCTTTTGTAATAGGGTTTATGTGATGAATGATGATGCGTGGTCGAATAAGCTTTCCGTCTCGGACAACCCAGTCCGTAATCTCATGGTCAGGAACGCCAAGGTCACATCCCATGTCCCGAACAATAATTTTGTCACGGAACATCCGCCATTCTCTGGACTGGTAAAAGTCTTGGTTCAGGTATCGGTCAAAGCCAAAAGTATCATGCCCAACAGCACCATGCAGTTGCAAATAATGAAACCGGTCCTCAAAGGTCGCATACTGGCAAAGCTCAGTATATGTTCTCTGATTCATCGTTGTCTTCCACCCCGCCGTATTCACGCATCGCCTTGATTGCCTCCTTGTAAAGAAGAGCATTATCCTTAGTTGCCTGAATAGCATCGGCTTTTGCATGAAGAAGGGTGTTCTCTGCTTCCAGCTTTTTCTTTTCCAGTTCTGACTTAACTGTAGCCAGTTTCAGAAAATGGGTCGTTTCAGCCGAAGATGCCGTTCCTTCACGCAATCGCTTCTCCACCAGATCCATTGCCAGGGAAATCATCTGGTTTTCTCGTACTTCTGGGGACAATGTTGGCCGCATGGGAGCCACGTCTTCAGAAGCAGCTTTCTTTGTCCTCATTCTTGTCATCCTTCTATTCTGTTTTGATTTGGTTTGTACTAGAATCTTGCCTGTTCCCCACACTTTTCAATGGCTTTTGTAAGAGTTTATGGGAGCCGGTCGCGGTGTCTTTCTAATCATTTGAAAGGAGAAGAAAAATGAACAAACGACAAATGGAGGTTGTTTGAAGAGAGCACCCTCCCATAAACTCTTACAAAAACCACCGAGGCCCAGTCTACACCCTAAACCTCGGCAGAATTTTTCAAAGCCCAATTCTCAATTTTCCCTCCGGGGAAAAATCAAAGACCGGCGCGATTTGGGGAGGGGGTGTATTTTTCAAGCACCCCCCTATACCCCTTTTATGCTGTTTGCTCTCTGGGAGCATCGTCTTTGATATCGAGTTTGAGCTTTTTGTAGATATTGAGCGGGTCATTGGCTACGATTTGGTCAATAGCCTGCTCAATTTCATACGCATTTTCTGCGTCCGTAAGCTGATCAGAGGTGTAAGCCATCCGCATCAGCAGCCCAGACGAGTTATAGCCCTTGTCGGTGTCGAACCGATACCAGTCCTCAAACTGTTCATAAGGACTGTACGGGTTGTCAACAGTGGTTAAAAAGCATCGAATCATAGTTCAAAGCCTTTCTTACTTGTTAAGATTGTCATAAATCGTTGACTCAGGAACGCCACAAGCCTTTGCAATCTCTGCATAGCTATAGCCGTTTGCCAGCATCGCTTGTGCTTTGCCTAACTTAGCAGAAGACAACGTTGTACTTGCTTTTGGCATTGCTCGTTTGATGATTTCATCCGACTTTGACGAGTTCAGAATCTTCATCAACTTGGAATCAGAGATTGCACCAGCTTGAACTGCTTCCCATTCACGATCTGTAAATGTAATCTTTGTCTTGCTGCCGCTTGCGCCAACAGAATCGCGTGCGCGCTGCATCTCGACATCGGCAATCTTCTTGATTTCTTTCTTGTCCTTCTTATAGTCCAAACCCTGAGCCTGTACTTTAGCCTTAATATTCTCGTTTGCAATAATGGTAGCACGCCGTTCTTTTGGCTTATTACCAATAACCGCATTAAGCTTGGCGTTAATAGACTCAACCTCGGCTCTATATTTTTCGGCAGCATCAGGGCTTTTCTGGATGCCCTTCATATTTACTGCCTCTTTCCGCGCCTGATTAGCCAAAGCCTTCAGTTCATTTGAAAAATCGGCATAGTAATTTTCTTGAATGGTGCCGGAGGATAGGTCTCGTGCGTTAGGGTGCATGGAAATAAGACTTACTTCCGTCATAGCTTGTACTCTCTTGCCCGTTTTGGGGTCAATATAAGTACGCCCGGACTCCTTATATATTTTTTCGCCCGTCTCTTTATCGATTCGGGCACTTCCCTTGCGCTCAGGCACTCGAACAGTCTGTTTTCTTCTGGATAAGAGCGTGGATGCGCCGCCATATTTTTCAGTACCATCCTCTTGCACTCTGATCTGCCATTTTTGCTTCAGCTCCTGGATACCATTTTCACGTTCAGAACGTTTATAGTCCAGCTTATGCTTTTCCGCATCAATAACGACCATGGAATGCTTGACGGCACGAGCAATATCGCCTTCAGGTGCGCCGCGAAGAGTCATGTCAGTAATAAGATTAGAAATAATTCCCATCTCTTTCTGCTTTTCCTCTTTCTTCATGAGGCGCACGCCATTGGGATTTCCTTCAGGCACAGCGTATGCAATCTTGGGGTCAAAGTCTTTCAAATCCTTCAGAGCAGGGGTGGATTTGATATCGACTTTGCTCGAGATCGGGATTACCACAACAGTGTCGCCATCAAAATCAGCACCTGACAAACGTTCTGCGACCTTTGCGTTGATGCCGATTGCATCTTGCACATTGCCGAGATTCCTGCGCCCGGACAAATTCTTGTTATTGACCGTTACAATAGGAATCTCAAAGGTTCCTGCATGAGGAAAACGGACCAAGGCCAGCTGAGTGCCATCAGGATATGTAGGACAATAGCATTCTCTTTCGCCGATTTTGGACAGTGGCAAAATAACCTTTGTCGCCTGACCTGGGAAAGAAGATGCTTTCAGGGTCATCGAGTTGCCCTCGCAAGTATCTGCAAAATCAAGCAGCAGCTTTTTCCGAATCGTCGGATTATCATACTGCATAATTTCGTCATATTCTGCTTTGCGGTCGGCAACGGTGAGGTCCAGTTGCTGTTTCAGCAGTTTGACCGGCTGCTTGGACAGAAACTGCGAAGAAAGGTTCTTTGCCATGGTATCCCAATCGCCTTCTTCTTTCAGCTTATTGATGGGCGACAAATGTTCTTTGCCATCCTCACCAATATAGGTACTCTGGCCATTCGCCTTAATAGATGCACCGAAGGGATTGTCCGGGTCATCCTTGATAGGCTTCAAGACCTTCATTTTCGGAGTCCCGGATTTCTTGTTGGTGTTGAACACCACATCATAGCCTTTAGGAATATCGTCAGAATATACCGCCATGCCCTTCAGATAATGGCTGTCATCCACCATGATACGCACCTGTGCATAATGTGATTTTCCAAGGTTCAGATCAGCAATGCCTCTCCGAATCTCGATAACGCCGTCCTTGTCCAAGCCGCCTTCATCACCATACCGGATATAGACCCGGTCAGAACTCATGCTGCTGGGGCGCTGAAGCTTCTTAAAGGTTTCGCCGCCATCTTCAGAATGATATTCGCCAAGGGACTGGATTTCATTCTGATGCTGGTATGCATATTTCTGGTCATATTCCGGCTTTGCCAGAACAGTAATATTGGTCTGCTGGTTAATGTTTGTCGGCTGGCGAATGCCTACGCCGTAACGCTGATATCCGTGCTCTGCCTCTAAAACAAATATAGCATCGTCCAAATCACCTTCAGAGACGCCCAGAACCAGATTCGTGCCTTCAGAAACATCGATCATGCCCTTCTTATCGACTTCTTTACGCAAGGTCTCAGCGATTTCTTTGGTTCTGGTATATTTATCGGGCTTGTTGTTCTTCAGCATCGAACGAACCGTGGATTCGGACAAGCCCATCTCACGACCGATTTCTGTGGGGCCAAGCCCATCCTGCGATAAGGCACGTGCACGGTCATATTTAAGCTGCTGACGTTCGTGAATAGCTCTGCGTTGTGCCATACGGAACTCGGTAGCACCCATCTTATATTCTTCGGGGAGAGAATCATTGATGGTCTGGAGAATATCCTTCTCCTTCATGCCGCTCTTCTTCAGCTCCTCAACACGTGACAGAAAATCACCTGAGCGCTGATACGGATTCTCACCGGAACCCCACGGATATCTGCCCGAGTGGCGTTTGGTACCATAATGCTCCAGGATACTGTCTTCCGGCGCGATACCGAAATATCCTCGAATATCTCTTTCTACCGGATTCATGCTGTCGCTCCTAACTTCAGTTCAGTAATGATTTTGTTGAACTCAATGATTTTGCTAATGATAGGATCGATGTCCTCACAAGTCGGATTCACAATCCAAATATCATCGTTCTGGTAGATGCGGTTTTCGATTTGAATATCGCGAGGCTTAACACCATACTCCAAGCAGAAAAGCGCATCATAGATGAAGAGCTGTTCCATGTGTGCCGGTACCAGACCAGTCTTCAAATCGTGGATGCGCAGAAAGTTATTTGCAAAATGAATCGTATCGGCTGTGCCATAGCAGTTCTCTGAATAATAAAGAACCACTTCCGGGGTCATGCAAAAACCGATTGCATCGTTGACATAGGAGTTGAGCGTCTTCTTACTCCGAGGAAGCTTCTGTCCTAATGCAATGCTTTCTGCAGCATATGCATGAAGCCGTGTTCCTCTCTCCTTCGCCTGATAGTTTACAAAGGACTCTGCAATCCGGGCCGCATCATAATTGATCCAATGATACTTACTCGCCCCCAGAAAAGCGTGCTGGCCTTGCAGTCGTGAATGATCGTTCCAGTTCATCCAGTATCTCCTCCTTGTTCTCAGGATAAATAAAAGAGGCATAACTCATCTCGTTCATCTTGGCTACATAGTAGTCTTGATTCGGACGATGCGATGCCTTGCCTGTCTTCTTTCCTTCGAGTGCTGCCCATCTGTCTCGATATAAAACCAAGAGATCCGGAATCCCTTGAATTTCATTCGGGTCAAGATGAACGACCATGCAGCCGGGAAAGCGTTTCTTCAGGTCTTTCACCAATCCTGTTTTGAATTTATTCTCTAGCATACAAACCTCCAAAAATAAAAGAGGAACAGCATGTTTTTACGCACACTGTTCCTCCCATAAAAGAGCAAGAAATTTACGCGGGGATATTTGGTAATATTTGTCAATCTTTTAGAAGGGTAAAAAATATAAGGACTGCCACAATCGTGACAATCCTCAAACTTTCGCCTTACAGATACCAAGTAAAGGGAGCTTCCTCATACATTTCAGGAGGACCTGCCCGCTTTTCTGCATTCGGATACATATATTCGCCATAATCGTTCTTCAGACCGGTCTCATCATCCCAATAGGGCATGGGCCAATCAATGTCGGAAATATCATAGACCTTACCGCAGATAGGGCAACGCCACTTTTCCTGATTTCGTACCTTTCTCATCCTGACGCCATTGCATTCGCACCAAGGCTCTTTCACATGAAGTTCTGTATCGCCATTATAATAGCAGCGCACCAAATTATTTGCGCTGTCCAACGTAGTCCACTCATGATAGCCAAACTCATTCTCATACTGGGCCATAAACGGAATTTCACGCTTTTTCATAACTTTGCACCTCGTAACTCAATTATATAGTTTTTGTTATTCTTTTACAAGGTGAAAGTGGTGGCCCTCTTGGCCAATTCGAGCAGAAAACTCGCTGTGGCCAAAAACCCATTTTTATTTCCAACTACTATATATAAAATTTTTAATTTTTTTATTAAATTAAGAAAAAAAGTGGGTTTTTGGCCAAACGGCATATTTTTGACGTAGATACGTTAAAAGTTGTGGCCATTTTTTCAAAAATTTTTGGCCACAAAGTGGGTTTTTGGCCATAAAATCGCCATTTTTTCACGCATTGACAACTATTGACATAAATTCCACGAGAAAAAATGGCCAAAAATTCACACCGTGACAATCTTTGACAACTATTGACATCAAAAAGAAAAGGCCCTGAAATTGCTCCAGAGCCTTCCCTTTTCAGTGGATGATACCTAAATTTTCAAACATTGCCATGATGGAAACGTATGCCATGAGTGCTGCAAAGATGAGCAGCATAATGAACAGGTAGCGCCTTCTCTCAGCTTCCTCTTCCTGCCGTTTCTTCTCTTTCAATGCCATGCGCATCATGATAATTTCCTTCAAATCCTTAGAAAATCCCATCCAGAGCACACCCTTTCTGTCCTAAGAATATCAGTCCTTAATCATGATGTCAAGATTGGTGATGTTTACCATCCGCTTGCAATGCTCATCCTTGTACCGGAAGACCACCGCCGCCATCGTTTCCTCATACGAAATCTCAGAGACAGGCTTCTGAACAGTCGGATTGGTGCCACGAATGCACACCCAAACCTTACCATCGTCGATACTCTTTTGATCAATGCCACAAATATCACACATTGCTTATTGCACCTCCTCTCGCATCAAGTATCGCGCAGAGATATACAAAAACTGTTTCAACGGCATCGCCTGCCGAGGAGTATCGCCCAATACCTCATAATAAAGCGGCCCATGCGTCTGCTTCCGAACCACAGCATAATCTACTGCCCGACGAAGGAGCCTGTCCATCGCAATGGTGCTTGTATGATACTTTACACATAGCTTTCGGTTAATATCCACAATGGTGGGGGATTCGTTATTTTGCAGAGCGTTTTTGAGAATATCGATAGCATCGATGAGAGCATCAAAACCGCTCATCCATACAGGTACACCCATGCTATCTACAAATTCGTATGTAGTCATTTAGCTTTCATCATCTTCTTTCGGTATTTTTCGCCAAGAGCTACTATGTGAATATAAGTCATAGGCGTAAAGTGTACACCCATCTCCTTATTGATTTCACAAATGGCGCTCCTGATTGAGCTTTCGACCTTCTGCGGTGGAATTTCATGCTTCCGAGCAATCATAACGTAAATATCCGTCAGGCTTGCAGGTGTGAGTAAGCCAAATACCATCTGAACGCCGATTTCCACAGCCTCGTCAAGGTAGGTCACGACCTTACCTCCACATCCGGCAGAATATCCGTGTGGAAATAGAGTTTATAGTGGTATGGATCAGTATGAGTACCAGTAATATCCTCAACAACATACATGGTGTACTCGTTCAGATAAATGTAGTTTTTCTTATACTCGTTTGGGCCGGTCTTCACCGTACACACAAGTTCGTTGTTTTCATTGTTCGAGATGGACATAGCACCTTCCATTTCAAGGATGACGTTGTCCGTACGTGCGTTATAGACCGTGATCCGGCGCTCAGCTTCAAAGTAGTTGGCCTGCTTGGAAATGTTCCGATTCACCTTATCCGCTTCGGAGCAGCTGCACAGAACCACACAGCCAACAAGCATCATCAGAGATACGGCAAAACAAATAATACGATTTTTCATAGTCTCACTCCACTTCCTTACTGATTTTCACGAGTTTAATGGCAAGCCGCAGAAGAAGCATCTGGATTTCCTGGGCGTTCTTGAGCATTGCCGAAATATCCGGCGTTGACGAATGACTTTTTATTGTCAAGGACACCCAGGTATTCGGGTCAAACGTTTCTGCATAGCTCACCAGCATATCCACAAAGTCCTCGCCATTAAGATTGATCATAAATGTTCCTGTTGAGGTAGTATGGTAAATATTTACACCGGCTTTAGTTCGGAACATTCCAAAACCGAACTCATCAAGTGCGGCAATATATCTTTCATCAATTTCTTTCATGCTTACTTCATCGTGCTCCCTTTTCCGTCTGGTCATCCTTCGGCCAGTACGTGTAAATATCGTCGAACACCACCGGAATCTTGCTCTGCAGTTCCTTCAGCAACGGGCACATCAGCTCTCTCATCTGAGGATGGGCTGCCACAGGAGTACGAAGTTTGAAGATATTGCGCCACTCACGGTAATTGGCCGTCACCACGATCTCGGTTTTCAGGCACAGGGGCAGCACACAACGAGCCTGTTCGGGACGCATGCCGTTAGCTATCATCAGCTTGTAGTCCTTTTCGGCATAAGTCATAGCTTCCAAGAACGAGCTTTTGATCGTAACCTCGCTATCGTTCAGTTCGCAATACTGTTCACCACGGACATAGGACGGCCAGATGAACGTAAGCTCCCCGCCAAACTTCTCCTTCGAGTAGTTGCAGTACCTAGTGCTCTCCTGTGCAAAGCTCGCAATGCGATGCCGCACCAGCTCGTTCGCCACACCACGGTCACAGGTGAACAGCACGCTCAGCTGTGAATGCTCCAGCATCGCCTCATGCTCCTGCTTCACCAGAAAGCGCACCAGTTTCTTCGCCGACTCACCATCCGGCGTAATCTTGTCCTCACTCTTGTAGCAGACACGGGCAATGCGCTCAATCTGCTGCAGCTCCTTGATGCCGCCCTCAGAAATATCAGTGAGGATTTCGTACTTAGGTTCAATGATTTTCATAAATATCTCTCCTTCTTTATTGCTTCAAAATACTGCTTTTGAAAATTCAGCTTTTCGCTGACACGAATACCTTCTATTGGGATGACATATCCAAGGTGTGCCATTCGCTTATGGTCGCAGGATTTCACCTTCGGACACTTCTGGCATTTAGGAGCAAGAATGGTAATCGCTCCAAAGTCTTCGTTCATAAACTATCCTCTCGCTTCAACTTACACTCCCAGTCGCCGCAGATATCTCCGCAAGCGAACTTCTTCGCGGTCTTCATGCCTTTACGGATGGCCTCCTGTTTGTCGGTCGCTCTGACCTCAAAGGTCTGATGCCCACCGCCATTGTCTGTGCAGGAAAATATAAAGGTATACTTTCTCATGCTTCTTGCCTCTCAAAATTTAATGGATCATACACGTACCCCATCGACCAGCCCAGGCGTTCCAGCCAGCATGGATAATAGCGAAACGGAAGCTCCAATCCGAACCAGTTTGCGTTCAGAATCATGGTTTCCTCTCTTACAGCAAGCACCATATGAAATCTGAAATATTTTCTGGACACAGATTCCACTCGATAAAGTTCAAGTCCTGGAAAATACATAAATCCCCCTAGTCCACCAATACCGTAACGATAAAGTCAATAATGCTGTTCAAAGCACCGACGATTTTAAACAAAATATCTTTCACGAGATTCTGTCGTTTTGGGGTTATTACAGGCGCTTCATACCTCCAAATATCTACGCTCGGACTTTTAACGACGTACTCTATCGGCGCATTATTTGCATACAATATTTCCACTTCTGTGTATTTGTCAATCAAGGCCATGTATTCTCGCATTTCATTCGTGCTCATGCCGCCGTAGCGAATGCTTTGAAGTGCTTGATTATATAAGTATTCCTCCAATGCTTCTCACCTCACAGCAAAATCCGAAACAGCGTAAACCAAATTACCTTCAGCGTAACTGTAATGATAATCAGCCACGCGCAGATAACTATGGTCAAAGCCAGCACATGTCCAAAGAATGTGCCAATCTTATCCCAAGCATCATTCATCCTTATCAACCCTTTCGAGACCTGTGAAATATCCGATGCCAATATGACCACCATCGCAATGATGAATTGGGCGGAACGCCATCAGGCCGGCCAGATTGTTCTTCGCATCTTCGGGATTGCAATAGGGATGCCCATCGTTAAATTCCCTCTCGCAAAATCGGCACTTGTAAGTCGGATAATAAAACGTCTTCACCCAACACACCTCCTCGCAGCGTCCACCCGGCACTCTGCAGCGTTCAACTCGAAAATAGCAGCCGTGATAAACTCCGGATCACAGTTCTCAAAGTGGTTCCTAGCAATTTCCAATTCTTGTAGAGGGTTACAATATTTATGGATTGCGCCAATTCGAGCTTCACGTTCTGGAATTCCCAACCAACGAGCCCATTCTTCTGTTGGAGATTTAATTCCGAGAAGCCATTTGATTGATTCCGTCCAGAATATCTTGATAAACTCAACGATTTTTCGCAGCATTTCTACGCCTCCACATCTTTGTGACCTGACGAGCCGTGAGCCAGCCCTCAACATCATCATGGCCAAGTAGCTGCGTACCCATCACCTCGATAAGTCCTCGCTCAAAGCCATAGGAACCCCAACCCCAAATGCCATCCCAGATACGATTTCCAGCAGCATCATATGCAACGATTTGCTCACCACCATCGTGTCGTCCGCCCGGAAGATACTCCTGACAGTCTGGTCTGTCCATCTCTGGCCAACGACGTCCATAAGTATGCGGAACCTTAGCGCGCTTCAACAGAATATCCAGTTTCTGCATCTCGGTCATATGATTCCAAACCCGGAGTTTCCAGGTTTTCTTAGACATATTTCTCATTCAAAGCACCCTTCTCGTAAAAATAAAGAGCCGCAGATTTCTCCACGGCTCAGTATACTTAATTCCCAAATTGAATCCAAAGTAATTCGTCATTTACAACATATTCTTTGGGATTATCCGAATCCGTAGTGCCTTCTTCGTGCTGGACAACTGCACATCCAGTGCCATCTTTATAAACCACCTTAAAGCTTATATCAGTCACATCTCTACCGCAGCAATCTCCTTCTGCCTGAAAGACTGTTCCAATTTTCGCAGCTTTAAGTTCACCTATAAAGATTTCTCTGTAATTGCAGCCATTCCAGCTCGAATATTTTGCTATCAGAATCGGCGTCTCCCTAATTGTTGATATATTCATATTAAATACTCCTTTCTAATATGGGTTTACTCCATAAAAGAAGCTGTTATTTTCGCGTCTTCTCTTCAAACTTCAGAGGCTTCACAGTCCCCTCCCGTGCACACTCCGTCAGGCACTCATTGCAGGGCTCGTCCGTCTCCAGTACCTTGAAGTTCTTGCACTTCGGACAGTAGGTTGCATAATCCACTTCGCGCATCCAGTCATTCATCGGTTTCACCTTTAAGCCTTTCATCCACAATATCTTTTATGGAGACAATCACCGCACGGTTGCAATAACAGCATTTCAACTTAATTTTTTCATTGGGAACGCACACTCGCCATGCTACGCCATCGCAAATCTGCCCATTCTCTTTAATGATCGTAGCCTCACAATTGGGGCAAAGGACTTGATAGTTCTTTTTCTTAACCTCCCCAACCTTCACAGCAAACCTATCATCCAATTCCGGGTGCGTCTCACGCTGGTTCAATGCCCAGAGCAGATTCCAGCAGGCTGCCCGCAGGTGATCCTCATCATCCATACCGACCATGTACTTTGCCAGATGTCGAGAAGCACTGTCCAGCAACGAATGCAACGGGATGCCTTTGTCCACATTGTGCTCGCCATATTTCAGCGCACCTTCCTCGCAGTGCTTGCTGACCTCCATAATGCCGTACCAAGGAAGAAGGTCCATTCTACCCTTCCCTGCGTGCATATCGCGCTTAGCACCGGTTTCAAATTCGGTGCGGTCGCCAGAGTCTTTAATCATAAAACATCAATCCTTTCTTACTTAATGAGATTCACATGATGCTGGTAAACCTCAACAACATCTCGCGGATGGTTCTTTTTTCCAAAGAACATTGCAATATGTGGGTAATTATCTCGTCCATCGTTGCGGCAATATAATTTTGTTGGAACTTTGTAGCGAGGCAACGCTTCTTCGGTATACATGATTTTTATAAGTTGAATCTCATGATACGTCGCCTTCATCTTCTGAATAAGTTTCTTCTTGCTTTTTCGTGAGATATTTCCCATCAGCAGAACCTCCTGATTCTCCCCTGCATAACCTTGTTGGGAATATCCAGCCACCGGATTTTGCATTTGTCCTTGTAGTCAGGGCGCAGCTTCTGCAGAATCATCTTTAATGGTTGCCTCTTAATTTCTTCAATCAAGTCCATGAGACAAGCCGTTACTTTCTCGAAGCATTCTGCAATTGCATTTAAAACATCTGCTATTTTCTCACAGGTCGTCGCAGTAAGCCTTAAAGAATCATAAATATCATGCTCCATAGAATTTCCTTTCGTTGAACTGTTTCTTTTGCATCAATGCTCTGGAAATGGCCACATCGATACCGCTACGGCTCTTTAGGTGGTAGAACCAGAGATCCTTGAAAGGTGTATTCAACCGGTCGATGCGCCCAGATGCTTGCTCCATGACCTTATAGGAGTAGTTCTGGGAATAAAATATAATGGTATCCGTCTTAATGCAGTTCCAGCCCTCAGCACCGGCGTTGTACTGCACCAGATAGACCCATTTGTCCGTATCTGGTATCGGTTGATGCTTGTGCCCATTCCACTGAGCCACCTCCATACCGTTACCATAGGGCAGATGCAGGAGAATATCCAACTCATAGTCAAAGTTATAGAAGATGATAACTCTCGGGTGTGTCATGCAAATATCAAGCACTTCCTGTTGCCGAGATTCATCCGCATTGACCACCCTCCGCAGGCTGGAACAGAACTCACTTGCTGTTTCAATAGGCCGCCCTTCCCATGGATTCCACCGACTCATGCAAATATCTTTGTACTTGCGCTGGTCAAACCCGACGTAGATGTTCTCGTGATGTGGTATCGTCTTCCGCTCAAAGTCCATATCGACCAGAATCCGCTCCCGCAGACGTATCAGCCTGCCAGTGTTCAAATATCTGTCAATTTTGGGGTACTTTGAGAAGCGACTATAGACCACGTGCTCATTATTGAACTGTGTCCGGTTTCGGTAGAATCCATTTGCAATGAACACCGGAATATAATCTGTCCAGCAATCGCCAGGCGTGGCACTCAGAAGAATCCAGTCGTTTTCCCTTGTAATGCGTAAGAAATCCTTCACCCACGAGCCATTGCCCACAACACGCTGTTCATCAAATATGAAGAACGCGCGTTTGACGCCAATGTACTTGCCGATGTTGTTCCAAGAATCAATTACGACTTTGTGGTTGTAAAGGTCAAGGCTCTCATCAGTAGACATGAAAAAGGGAGCGAGTTCTTCGTCCCACTCCCCTGTGTCGCGTTTTCGAGCTGTTGTAATAATGTAAAGGTCTTCGGGCTCAACCATCGGAACGTACTCTTCTGTGTTGATCTTTCCATCAAACATCTGGTAATAAAATGCCAGCCCCGTTCTGCTTTTTCCGCTTCCCACCCCGCCACACAGAATACAGCCCAGTCTCATTTTCTGGACTGCTTCAAGCTGGTAGTCGTAAAGCTGAACTCCTGCCATCAGAATAATCACCTCATTTCTTCGTGAACATGAATGGCTTCAGGATAGCAATGGTTCTCATAAGCCAACAGTGCAATTGTGGCCTCCTCTTCATCTGCACCCTCGCCAAATATTGTGTACGCGAATATCTCTTTACCATTGTAAGTAAAGACTTTCCAACGTCGTTTTTCTTTCATCCTGATACTCCTTTGTTTTATGTGTATTTTCGGACACTTGCAGGCCATACAGGATTCGAACCTGTCATGCTCGCCCTAGCGAATGACCCATATAAAAAGAGCCGCAGATTTCTCCACGGCTCTCGAAATTATTGCGATTACTGCTTCGGCTTCATCTGCACAAAATATCGTTTACCGTCCTCGTCCTCAAGCAGACCATAGCAGCGGCGAAACATCCTGGTGTATTTCTCGATCATCTCATCCGAAAGAGAGCCAAAGTCATCTTCGGTCAAGCCTACAATTAGAAATGTACCAACTACATAGTCGTACATCTGAGCGTCAGCATTATAAAGCGGCCGGTTGAACTCTAAGCCCATGAGCTTGCCCTCATCATTACAAATAAGAGCAACTTTGTCGTCCCACGGGTAGGTTGCTTGAATCATGCCGCCAACCTCTTTCTGCAGAGATTCCAGCGAACCATCAATTTCGATGACCTCCGGTCGGCACATCGGTTTAATACGCAATACTTTCATAGCTCTTCTCCTTTATTAAAAATATAAGTCTGAGCTGCTGCCTCTGAGAACGCCATTTGCGACGTGGGCACTCACCGGCTGGACCATTCAACGGAAGACTAACTCCTGCACTCAGAAATATCATTTAATAAATTTCGAGGTTTGCAATGCGTGCATCCCGACGCTTCTGCTCGATGATGTCGGGAGCAACATAGCTGACATTCACCAGATAGGATGGGATGCCATAGTTCTTTGCAGCGAGGTTCTCGATGATACAGCCACGGTAGCCCTTGTCCTCATCGTAAATGCCGATAAAGCGGTCTGCTTCCGACAGTTTCTTGATGCTCTCACCAAGATACCAAAGAGCCATGTTGGTGTTTTCAGGAGGATCATCCTCGAAATAAGTCGGGATAACTTCCAGCTCTTCACCAAAGACAGCCTCTGCAATCTTGTGCATCTGCTCCATGGATGCTTTGATGGCGTATTCCGTGCGGTTGCGCATAGGAACACTGATAAACAGTTTCTTCATGTGCTCCTCCTTAGAACGGCATATCGTTCGGATCGTTAGGCTCAGCCATCTCGCGCTGCTCATACTTAGCAGCATACGGGTCGGCATCTGCATCCTGCTCCACGTAGAGAATATCCGCGTACAGCGTGTACTGGCCGGGGTTGTTCCGGTTCTCATACAGGTTAGCCTGCAGGTTCACGTTCTTCACACGGATATAATCCAGCTGACCGATGTTCTCAGCATTGCAGGCAACCTTGCGGCCGGTGGTGGTGATCCAGAAAACCTGCGGAGGCCACTTGGAGTCCATGTTGACCGTCACCGGAACGTAGAAGGTCGGTACGAACGGCTCATCGTAGGTGTAGTTGGGGTTCGGCTTGGTCTGCTTGACGTTCAGCCCCATTTCAATGAGCTGCTGAGCCTGCTCCTCCGTAGGGATGACCACGTTCACACGCCGCCGGGACGAGCCGTAACGGTCGCGGTTCGGGTCGCCGGAGAAATTGGTGTCGAAAATAAACCGGGTATTGTCAATATTTACCTTTGCTTTCATAATAGAAACTCCTTTACTCTTTTTCTTTAGTGCATCGCCGCACTCATTTTTGCCAGCAGCCCCGTGATACTATCCTTGGTCTGCGCAGCCATCTGATCCAACTCTTTCAACGCCTTGGCATAAGCGCCAGCATCCTCGTTAGTTTCATCTGGCTTACACCACTTCTTAAAGATCTTGTGAAACCGGCTATCATTGCCCGCCATTTTCTTCACGATAGCCATAGCGAGGCCCTTTTCCTTATCAAAAATATCATCAGGCCCACACTTCACCACAGTCTTGGTGCCATCCGACCACAGAACAATCGTTGCCGGATTGTTGAAGATGACCTTGCGGATGCTGACATTGCACATGCCAAGCCGCACAATATCATTCTTCTTGGTCTGCTCTGTGGACTGGCGGGAGTAGTCAATTGCCATCGCAGTATAAATAGCCCTGTCAATGTCAATTCCCAGGTTATTTGCCGGCACCCTAATCACGTCTTTGTTAGGATTCCAGGGAATTTTTTTCATTTATCTCACCTCATAATTTCTTGCAGCTTCGTCCTGAATATCACCCCAGGGCAAATCAGGCTTCTGCCAAGGTGGCATTCCACCATCGTCCGATACGAACCATTCCAGATCTCCGTATTGAGCAATAGTGTCCGCCGCCTCATCAACCATCTTGTCGAAATAAGAGCGGTCAATGCTATCCTCCAGATGGAGGTTATAGACCATCTCACTTTCCAGCCAGCGGTAGTCTTTGGCTCCAGTGACCGAATTGTATTTCGTCTCACCATCGTCTCGGACACCCACTTCACGCATCAGCAGCGCTCCTCCGCATCCGGGTTTGATGGGACAGAACTGACCAACACGCCCCACGAAAATATAATTGTGCTCGTCTTCGGGCAGTGCCTCGTTCTTGTCGAGGTAGATTGCGCCCTTAGATACCGACTTGGTTTCGCAAAGGTCGTCGAACACAATATCTTCGTGGGAGAAAAGCGTTTTAAACACGTACGGCACCTGAAACTGAGCACCAGTCGCAGTCCAATGACCGCCCTTCTTCTCGTTCTTTTCAGGAATATAGCCGTACTGTGCCTTTGCTGTATCTGCATCGAGATACTTTGCAATATAAACGGCGTTGTTCACAAGACACATTTTTTCGTATGTAGCCTCATGCTCAAACGTGTACCCGTACTTTTTCGCAAAATCCATGCAGAAGTCGATGATTTCAGGCGTCGCATCCGGAATCTTGATAGAGTCCGTCTTGATGTGCGCCACCGTGAAACCACGCTGCTGCACTTCGTCCTGCAGAGTGCGCATAAATAAAGCCCCACGAAGCGCCACAATATTGTTGGCGTTCTTGGGGTTTCTGAATGGATTATCGAAGGTTGCACTGGTCAGGCCGTAAACCGAGTTGATAGCGATTTTCAGAGCCTGCGCCAACGCTTTCGCCTGTGCGGGGTCATCCAAATATTTGGACAACTTACCACCAAAGAGCTTCTTGGCCTTGTCGTACTCACCATGTTTTACATAGATACGTACATCCATCAGGTCATTGAAGTTCTTGGTGTAGTCTCCGAAATAATTCAAAGCAACTGCCGAGTGCGGGTGCAGAGAGGCAACATCTAGCAGGGCAATGTTGTAGTACATACCGGGTTCGGCATAGACATAACCGCCAAGACCCAAATCCGTACCACGGAACATGTTGTGTATTCGACCGTCTTCGCCTCTGACCCACTCATAACCCGGGAAGGCATTGATGATGTTCTTGTCGGTTAGAATATCAGGCTCGACTTCCACCACCGAATCGGACTTGCCCGTAGCCAAATCTGTATAGACTAGCTGAGGATGCTTTTCCTTGCCGAAAATAATGCGCGTGGTCAGGCTGTTGGTCGTGTCGTTGACGGTCATCCCAGCAACATCTGCCAGAATCTCGCGCGCAACGAAATCAGCCTGCCGCGCGTTAAACACGGCTTCTGTTGCAATAACATCGTTGTCGCAGTATTCTGCAACCTGTCCCCACTTCTCTTCAGGCACTGGTTGGTTCCAAGGCAAGCCGAGCTCCTGATGGTGGATGCCCAGCTCAATCTCGAATTTCTTTAAGCTCTGTTTCTTCGACGAGAAGTCGAAAATATCCGTGTAGGACAGGTTATAGGCCTCACCAAAGAAGCCCATATGGTCATTGATAATACGGTTCGACAGTGCGTACAGCTGCTCCGTATTCCAGCCGAGCATGCAAGCCCAAAGCATGTGGTTATCGTATTTGCGGTTATTAAAGCCAATCAGACGATATTGTGTCAACTTCTCAATATCCGTAGGGCTAGGATTGATCAACCGATTTACCGGCTTATCCTCTCCAGCGAACTTCCAGTTGACCAAGAAGAGATTTGGGAACACTTCACAGTCAAAAAATACGATGGGTGCTTTCTCACCGTCATCAACCTGCGATTCAACATCCTCTCTTGACTTGAAGTGCATCTTCGCCGTGATTTTCAGACAGGCATCGGCCTGATTCGTGCTGTTTACAGCAAAGGCCAGAATCGCATTGCGCATGTCGTCCACATTATAGGGAATCCCACTCTCGTAGGCTTCATCCATAATATGAGCGATAAAGTCAATGCTGGGTTTAGTATAGGGACTGATTTCTTTTGCGAGGGCTTTCTTAATGAGTACCCGCAGGTGCTTCTCATTTTGAATCTGCTTCACATCGACCATTGCTTTTTCTCCCTTCAACGGCAAGCCGCTGCTGATTTTGGCAACCGGAATATCATTGCACTGGGTCAGCATTCTTCTCAACGAAGAATTTCCGGTGAACACCTTGACCTCAATATGCTCATCGTATACACGGCTCAGTTTGCTTGCGTCCCCTGTGTAAATATAATGCAAGTGGATTCCTGCACCAGATTTACTCAGTTCTGCGTAGGTAGCAGGCCACTTGGACGCTGCCTCCAGATTTCGCTCAAAGCATTTCTTGCCATCGTCGCCCGGAATGTCAAAGTCAATGACGATGTGGGTTTCAGGGACTTTGACATAGTGGAGCTTAGAAGTAAGAATATCTTTGAGCATCGTTTTGACATTCTCCCACTTTTGCGTAGGAGTGCCATTTTCGTTCGCATACTGCGCAGGACAATCCTTGCAAATATCATCAAAAAGAGAATGCTGCGGTTTCAGGTCAATCCATGACTTGGATGGTTCCTCCTTTGAAGCTGCTTCTGCAGGTGCGGGGTCGGCAAATTCTTTGAACTTGTCTGCCTTGAATCCGCTGTAGTAGCTTCGCACTCGTTCGCCATTCACATCTTCTGCGCGTTCCTTGTAGTCCGCAAAGTAGTTCATCAGCTCTTCACGGAATGCACGCATCGAATACGGATAGACAACCTTTGCTCGCTGGTTATACTCGTCATACATCGCCCATGCTCGCTTCAGGGAAATACCGTCTTCTTTCTTGAAAATATAATACCGGTCGAGCATGAAGTTATAGAAGTCATTGGAAGCGCCAAGCATTCTTGTCGGAATGTAATCGTCATAGCGATGCTTATTCGCCTCATAGACCTCCTTGCAGTGCCATGCAATACCGCCAAGCTCGAAATCGGTCTTGGCGTAGAGTTCAGAATATCTTTTCTGAGGGACTTTCTCACCTGTGGGCACCACATCGATCAATCGACGAATCAAACCGGACTTCGCATCGGTGATTTTGACAGGCTTGTTTGTGGCGAGAATCAGGAAGCTCTTGAATTGATTGGCATAAGCACTGCGGAACTTCTCATTGACCATCATGGTCTCATGAGACACCAACGAGTTCAGACGAGTATTGTCCTCGATTTTGGACAGGTTACCTTCATGCTGAATTGCGATCAGAGGGTTCGCTTTGAAAGCTTCCAGTGAGAATGCATTGGACGCCGACCCCAGTGCCTGGGAATCGAATGCTGCATAATATCCAGTAAAGAGCTTCTGGATGATGTTCAGCACTGTGGATTTACCACTACCGGGCGGACCATAGAGAACCATGAACTTCTGAATTGTCTTGGAATCGCCATTGACAATAGAACCGATACACCACTCGATTTTCTCTCGCTCCTCTGGAGAATAGAGTGTCTGCATCAGCTCATCATAGGCGTCAATGTTTCCCGGTTCCAGCACATAAGGGAGTCTCTTGGACGCATAGCTTTCCTTTTTGACTGGAGTGTTCGCAAATATCAGCTGCTCGTCCAACGTGTGGTAGTTGTCCCGCATCTGACGCTGGCAATACTTGTGCCAGTTGTCAATCATGCCCGATTCAGCGTCCCACATGTGGAGCACCCGGTAATTATCCAGATGCTCCTTGTGTTCGTTCGTGTAAATATCCAACTCATGGTCAATCAGTTGAAGTGCATCCTGTTCGTCAACGCTCCACAATCCTCGCTCTTCCAGCCAGATAGCGTAGAAATCAGAACCCCGAATCATCAAGTCCTTGGACTTTTTGATGATGAATTTGGGATAGATTTCGATTACACCGCGTTTTCCCGTGCGCGTTGCAATCATCAGGAAATCAATCATTGGTAACTGACTTCCTCCTTTCTACGAGGTCTGTATCAGACATCTTTTTTCGTGACACTCGCCTTGCCATCGCAGCAAATGTCCTTTTCAAACTGCATCTCTGCGAGTTCTGCTTCGGCAGCATCGGCGCGTTCCTTTTCAGCCTTGCGCTTCTTCTCGCTTTCATCCAGCATCTTGCAGGCAGTCCAGAACAGACCAATGGTGCCTACCAGCAGCAGGTTCTTGCCGAAAAGCTTGCCCCTCTGGCGGTGAATCACCTTCTGGGCGGCATCCAGTGCCAGCTGAGTCTGTGCGAGTTCGTAGTAAATGTTATTCATAGTCACTTTTCCTCCAATAATTAAGGTCTGCCAAAATCAGCCGACCAATGTGTTCGGTATTCCTACATGCTGTAATTCGCATCAAAACGACAGAATCATGGAGAACTTGCTCTATTACACCTTCCATCGGGATGCATATTTTCGATACGTACACCATCACATGTTGCTTTCGTTGAGATACGCCATCAGCTGATACCAAATATCTAACTGTCGCATATCTACGTTCGGGCTTATCAAAGTAAAGAGCCCACCAGCTCCATTCGGCTGATAGGCTCTCTGATTGAAACGGTCGATGATAAATTGAGCGCGACCCTCATTGAACCGAGCATCATCCATAGCTGCCAGCCCAAGACTGACAACCATGCTCCAGAACCATTGTCCCACTCGGTTTCCTGCTTCAGAATCTGCCATGATATGCTCTTCGATGCGGATGGAAAGCCCCACCATCATCTCCAACATACTACATGGCATCCCGCTCGTTGCACTATTCAACGCTGCATATGGGATACTTTTTTCCTGAGCGAATCGGTAGCGCAGGTCTCGCCCATCCTCAGCACGGCTCGCATCCATCTCACAGGATGGAATAAAGTCTTGCTGAAACAAAAACGCAAGCAGCTTGTGGAAAGAAAGGTTTCTGGGTTCCCATCTTCCGCAAACCGTTTCACGCAGCCAGTCAAAATACTGACTGGTCATATCGTTAAATATCATTCGTACTCCTCTCCGGAGTTAGGATACAAGTCCGCATACTTATTGCGCACCTTCAGAACTTCGTAGTCCTTCCGGTAATTGTGATTGCGGACATGGACAAGATCAGGTTCTTCTGCTCCAAAATTATCCAGAGCCTTAGGGCCAATCACCTTTTCAATGTCCTCTACCCTGCTCCCATCACTATCATAAGCCAGGATGCCGTCTGCATAGTAGGTCAGGAAGCTGTTTTCGTAATTGTCCTCGTTACCGAACTCGTCGCTCGGAATGATCTCAATAGCCTCCATCGGCTCATGGGTCGGCTTCTCAGAATCTTCCTCCTGACGATACGGGCCACTCATGAGATCATATGCCTTTTCGTTTGCCCGCTGCTCGATAGTCGTATCCAGCTCCTGTTCACGCTGCTTAAAATGGTTCCGAGCGTCCTCGACCAATACATCTGCCTGCTTCTTGTAAAGATCACGCATCAGGAAGTGCATCGTGGCCACGCCAGCAGCAAATCCGCCTACAAATATCAAGGCATCACGCATCAGTTTTTTCATCTGCTTCTTCTCCTTTAATCGTCATCATGGTGAAGGCCAGTCCTCCAAAGAAGAGTGAAACGCTCATGAGGACCCCTCCAACCAGATGCCGCTTTCGTTTCGTGTCGGTCAAATAATCGAGAAATAGAAACACCGATTCTAAACCGTCCATAAATATCCTTTCACTCAGAAAGGACTGCCAGACCGGATACGAAACACACTCCGGCCATGGCTGCAAATACATAGGAAAGAGTCTTTACGTATCTGGTCATAGCTTGTCCTCCAAAAATATCAGTTAGATTTTGTCGATGATGATGCCGTCACAGTTGAAGTGCAGAATGACAGAACGCTCCTCTCCACGGAGGAAGCTCTTCAGTGCCTCATCGCTCGATTCAAAGCTCGTGAGGCCGAAATCCACATGGTTGTGCAGCGAAGTGTCGTTCGGATTGTATACCCAGCCAACGACCTGGCCAGTAGGAGTGCGCAGAGATTGACCGCCGTGCGTGCCAATCATGGTGAGCACCTCATTCAGGAACAGATGCCCCTGAGAACGCAGTTTCTTGTTCGCTGCAGACTCCATGAGGAGCAGATAGTTCCGATTCAGGTCGGCATCCCGCTCCCACGTGTCCACAGTTTCATCGAAAATCAGAGTGCACGGATCATCTGCCTGTTCAGCGATATCCTTGTACTCTTTGATGACCTCCTCTACACCGTTCTCATCGACCTTCTTGGTTTCAACCTCCACGGCCTTAACGTTCTGCTCCAGTTCATGCTGTACCCGCTCGCCAAAGCGGTCGGCGACGCGGTTCTTATAGCCGTTGAAAGACTGCTCCAGCGCGATGTAAGCGGCCGTCAGCGTTGCATTCCGCTTCGTCATGATATGATGACTGCCGAACATGCAACCGAGAGATGCTGCGCCCAGACCAATCGCAGGTGCATACACCTTTGCGAGCTTCATCCCGGTCTTAATGTAAGTCGTGGTGATGTCCTTCGTCAGGTCTTCCTTAGTGTAAGTCTCACCTTCCGACAGCTGAATTTCCCCGGAGTCCACCTTGTCTTTAGTCTCGTGGATTTTCTCCACATTGGCCTTGTGCTCAGCCAGAATATACTGTGCCTTCAGGGTCGCCTTGCAGGCCAGAACGGTTGCAGTTATGCCACCGATTGCAGCGCCAACCACCATGATGGTCGGGCTTGCTTTCTTCAGCTTGAATGCAGTCTTAGACAACATCTGCGTTGCCTTAGTCATGATTTCTTCCTTTTTCATAAAATATCAGTCCTTTCAATTAGTTCAGAGGAACAGGTTTCGGAAATACGATAGTGTAACCGCCCGGAACACCCTTGATAGATGCAGGCCCAAGGTCATACCAGCCATACTTGCAGTCCTGATAATCACGAGCATCACGGGTAATTCCCACAACATCGTAAAAATCAGCAATCGTGACCTGCCCGTATTCGTGGAGCGCATGGCCCATCTCGTTCAAAACATCATTCGCATCGGCATAGCTATCGAAGGTGATGTTCTGCCAGTCCAGCCGGTTCGGGCGATAGTTGTTCTGCGGAGGACGGCTCTGGTTTGCATTTGCGTAGTAGCTGCTATAGCTGTTACGCTGCTGAGAATATCCGTTCGTATTGGTGCGGGAACGGTCAACACCGAACAGTGCGATATTGACTGCAGAGCACACCATGTTCTTAATGCCGGGAAGAATGTAATCCGTCCACAGCTTTTCGCGAATCGTCTGCAGGTCTTCTGCGAGAAAGTTATGCGCCAGCTTCTGGATCTCGCTTTCCTGCTTGATGGTCACTTTGCCGGTCGTGACCTTCTTCAGCTGTTTCTTCGGAGGCTCGCCCGTAGAGTTGATACTGCTGGAAGGCATTTCGATTTTAGCCATTAGTCAGCCCCTCCTCTGCATACTGGAGGATGAATTCCCCGATTTCCTTGGCATCGGCAGGAGACCACGTAGTACCGAACGTTTTTCCGGTCAGTTTATCAGTGATAGAAATGAAGACCTTTTTCACGACGTCCTTGTCATTGGCAACAGCGTCAACGTGGAGGCGGTACTCCTTCAGGACGGTCTTGTAGCCCTTCTCGACCATCAATTTGATAACGGCCTTATCGCCTGCAACGCCAATGACCACACCCGCTGCAAAGATGCCACCAATTGCCGCAGCCTTCTTCCAGTTGAACTTTTTGTCGTTTTTCTTTTCCATGGTTATTCTCCTTTGTAAAAATAAAAGGAGCCGCAGATTTCTCCACGGCTCCGTCACGGTTGTCCAACAGATTATTCTTCGTCGGTTTCCACCACTTCGGTCGCTTCTGCTTCGATGGGCTCGTCCTTCGCCTTCTTGCTGTCAATCCAGTTCTTTGCCTTGTAGCACAGCGGAACGAGTACATGCTTGCAGAGCAGCTCAGCGCCCTTGTAAGCTGCGGCACCAGCCAGCATGAATACTGCCGTCTTGCCAAAGCTACCAGATGCGCTCGACATCTCTACATGGTTCTCGTCCACACTGGGCACCAGGTTATCGACCTCCGGCATTGCATCCGTCAGGTTCTCAGTCATAGCGTCCATGTTGTTCATCATTTCGTTTTCCATAGTGATTCTCCTTTAATTAAAATATAAATGTTGGAGTATACCTCCATAACAGTCGGTGAAAATTTCGCGAATCAGTACCCCAGCCACTTCGGAGGCGTGCTGTAGTCCAGAACCATGCAAGGCATTCCGTCCTCGTCCAGCTTGGAACTGTAGAATGTTTCAATGGTCAGCGTGGAATCCGTATCCCAGCCCAAAAGGTCGCCGTTCTTGGTGTGCTCCAGTCCCAGATAATCGAACAGGTCATTCTGGGTTACACGAAAATCGCTCAGGAGCTGCTTATTCAGGCCGTTCATCGCCCGATCCAGCGCGTTTACGGTCGTCTTGAAATATCTTCCAGAGAAGCTTTCATAGCACTCGACCAGCTGGTCATAAGATGTGTCGCGGGCTGCCGGTACAATAACCGGCGTTTCTTCCGGCTGCTTTGCCATCTTGTCGAGGGTAATGGCCTGGCGAAGTTCTTTCTCCTTATCCTCACCGATGGTTTCCACGACTTTCTCCTGATACTGTTTCATGGCGCTTTCGCTCAGAGAATATGCGGCCGCCAGAGCTGCATTACGCCGGTCGTTCTCATTCATGGCACCAATCATGCAGCCCGCAGATGCTACCATGGAAATCGCCGTAGGAATATAAGCCGGAGCAGCCGTCTTCACGATGGTTTTTACATCCAGCTTCTCCGTGCCAAGTTCCTGCTTCTTCTCATCGAGCAGGATCATCGCCTTGGGAGTTGCCTTGACGGCGAAAACTACGCTCGTGACCATGCCTGCAATGCTGCCGCAGACCAGGATTTTGGGAAGATTCTTTTTAATACCCTTTCCCACTTTCTTGCCAAATGTTTTCAGGTTCATTTTTCATACCTCCGTAAAATATAAAAGAAAGAGCCGCAGATTTCTCCGCAGCTCTTCGCTTCTTAGTAGAGCCTATCCTCCGCACAATGGCGGTTTTTGTATGCTCCTCTCCTTCTTACCGGAGCAGGGTCATCCGTCAACCAGCTGTAGAGCCGAATCGGCTGCAGGAGCAAGTACCAGATCAGCGCATCAAGTGCGCTAAGCATCGCTCGCCCCAGCACCTTTAAGGCACTCAGCATCTCAGAATCCACCTGCTTGAAGTATTCATGATCGAACATAATTTTTTACCTCCAATTCTTTTAGGATTTCTCCATAATAGCGTTGGAAATTTTCGCGATTAGAGGTTCTTTTCCGACAGCTGCTTGCGAACTTCTTCCTGAACCATATCCCGCAGGTCGTCCTCGGTTTTCTGGTCCTCGATCAGGTCATGCCCGAAGCCCATGATTGCGCTTGCTGCCAGCATCGCCATGGATGCAATTTTCCACCAGTTAATGTTCTTCATAAATGTCATGCTCCTTCTTAAAACGGTGTATCCTTGCTCGGATCATAGTTCAAATAGTCGTCGATGGGTTCCTGATAAGCCTCTACATAGTAGACTTCCAGTCCATCATCTGTTTTCTGCTTGAGATAGCTGAAGTCGATCCAGAAATATTCCCAATCGGTTGCAAGATAATCGGCACACCACCCCTTCAAATCGCCTTCCGGAATATAATCCAGCCCAAGGTAATTGTAGAGGTCATTCATCGAGGCATATCCATTCAGGGCAAAGTCACGGTTCAGGCTGTAAAATGCCTCCAGCAGGGCAGCCTCCGTGGCATGAAAATATCTTTTCGAGATAGGTTCGTAACAGAGCAGCTTATCTTCAACCATGTCTGAGGTAGGTTCTTTGAGTACCGATTGAGCATCCTTATAGATTTCCTTCTCATGCTCGGCACCAATATGTTCTGCAACTTCCCTGCGGTACTCCTGATACGCCTTTCCGAGTGCCATGTAGCCAGCGGTCAGGCTCGCAATCTGCTTTTTGTTCAGCGCATTGGAACCGAGGATACATGCGATGGTCCCCGCGCCAAGTGCCGCGGCAGGCAGATAAAACTTCCAGCAGTCCTGTACTTTTTCTTTCATGGTATACGCAGGCTCTGCAGAGTTCATCTCAATAAGCTTCTCTGCCTTGATACTCGCCTTACCCGTTTCGATGGCAGTCAATACCACACCCGCGGAAGCGCCAATTGCCAAGATTGTCCCGCCATTCTTTTTCAAGAACCGGGACGCGGATTTCATGAGGTTCATAGATTTCTCCCTTCAAATATAAAAGACAAAGAGCCGCAGATTTCTCCACGGCTCCGTGCCCAAATCATTTACCAATTTTCTCCTGCATCGCATTTACAAATGCCATCGTAGCATCCTTATCCAAGCCGTAGGCATTCAGCAGCAACTTATGTGCGCCATAGAGGAAACATCCATTAGATGCAAGATATGTTCCCATCCCAATCAGGAATCCTCCAACGGCCACCTTAGCCAATGCTTCACCATAATACTTAAAATAAATTTTCATACGATTTACCTCCAAAATGTATTTTGAGATTTGGTATCTCCATAAGATGCTATGATTTTTTCGCGTCAACAGATTCCTGCCTTCTTCAAAATATCCACGAGGTCGGCCTTCGGCATCTCGGCATCCAGTTCCAGATGAACCTTCACCTTCTGCTCCTTATCAGACCATTCAGCCCGAATATCATCCAGATTGACCTTGATACCGTACTTCTGCTTGGCAATCGCCTTGTTGATAGCCGAAGAAATGATTCGGCGCATAAAACTTGACCGGATAAGCATTAAGTCCTCCATAGGGTTCTTCTCCTTATACGATTTATTTAAACTCGTTTATAATCATGCAATTCCGGGCACTCGTCTTCTTCGCAGTCCGTCACGGCCCATTCGTCACACCAATCGATGTCCTCTGTATCCTGACAATCCGCAATCTGCATTGCTTCTGTAGGAGTCGCAGCCTCAACCCAAATAGTACCGGTTCTAACTACTGTAACTGCATATTTCATCATACTTCTCCTTTTTGATTTAAAATATCAGACCTTTAAGGCATCGTAATAACTTTCCATAGCCATGTTAAAAAGGTCATTTGTTCGGTTCATCAAAATAGGTTCGACCGATACCTTTTCTTTTGAACCGCTCAGATGCAGAGCTACTTTGATTTCTTGCTCTTTCTTTTTGGCAAGCTCCTGGTTATCGAATATGCCATAGATGTAGGTAATACCGTTTTCGCCAGTTTCATCAAGTTCTTCACCCTGCAAAATATAAATCGTCATTGTTCTTCTCCTTTTAAGATATCGAAGTAAACTTCTATGGCTTTCCGAAACACTTCCGATTTCGTTCGACCTGTTCGTTCACTAAGATTTGTGAGGATTTCAGCTTCTTCGGCTGTAAGTCGTATTTTGAATGTCACATCCCGTATAACCTCTTTGGGCGGTCTGCCTCTCATAGCTAAATCAAACTCCTATCAAACACTGTCTCCCAGCGTTCTTTTTTCAATGGTTTCATACGTAAGGCCCACATGATTTGCCGGACTGTGACGGTAGGATAGCAGCCATTCGCATCTTTCTTCTTTGCATGATGGTCAAAATATTCCTTAAAACCAGCATGCAGATAGATTTTATCGTTCAACCATGGGTCGATAGCACTCCATGTGGTGGATTTGGTTTTCTCGTTAAAACGCTGCTGGATGACACAAAGGCCTTTTTCATGATCCAAATATAATGTACTGATGCGATAGACCGGGTGATTGCACCGGTACGTTTGACCATAGTAGTTCGTCCAATTTTCAGGTGGTAGATTATGATATCTCATAAAAGAAAGAGAAGCCGCAGATTTCTCCGCAGCCTCTCCTGTCCCTCCTTTATACAGACTTTTTTTCGTAATCCTTGTAGATCATCTTGCCGTCCCGATAGCGGTCGTCGAACACCTGCACACCGCCTGCCGAACAAATTGCCCAGAACCGGTCATGGTGAATCATCAGAAATGCCCCTAGAGCGGTTGATGCAATGCCTGCTACGACCTTCGCCACCTCGGTCTTCCAAGCCTTCTCCGCTTTGTTTGCTTCGATTTTGAGTTCGTTGTTCTTCATCTGAAGCTCATCCTCTCGTGCATTCTTGTCGGCAAGGTTTGTTTTCTCCTTAACGCGAATTTCGTAGAACTTTGCAGCACACTCATAGGCAGCCTTGTACTCATTGCTTCCCGGTTCCAAGTCCTTGATTCGTTCAAGCTCGTGCTTAATCGTTTCGTCCATCAACTTTTCGTTCTGGACTGCATTCAGTTCTTCCATTTTGATTATCTCCTTTTTAAGTCAATATTTGGAGTTTTTCTCCATTAAACAGTATGTTTTTCTCGCGACTTCAGCTTACTCACTTTGTTTACCCTGAGAACAACATACTGTCTATCGGCAAAGTCCACGGATTCCCCGCCCAAGTTCAGGAACAGACTGGGGTTCTCATTCTCGTCTGCCTGAGCAACGATAAGAGAGCCGATCGTTTCGGCCTCATAGTCAATCTTCCACCGGACAGCAGAACCAACCACGAAGCCAATGATTGCACAGATAAGGCCCAGACCAATGATGATGTACATTTTCAAATCTCCTTTGTAATAGAATAATGGATAAACCGGTCGTGTGCGTGATGAAAATAAAAGGAGTCGTAGATTTCTCCACGGCTCCCTTACGCCTTAAATGTCGTTTCTGATCAAGAACAGGTCGTTACGATTGCAAGCAGGTCTCACAATCCCTTTTGCCCGAATCAACGCGATTGCATTGGCATAAGCCGCGCGTGCACTTTGAGCGTTCTTGTACTCGCCTGTATCAATGTACATGACTTTCTGGTTGCTCTCGATGAATACGCGGATCTTGTCCATTGCGTTCACATAGCCTCGATCATAGGTAGTCTTTACTCGTTTGCTCATAATAAATTCTCCTTTCAATTTTCAGAAGACATCCTTCCATAATAGAATACGAAAAGTTCGCGTTGGCTAACCTAGAATAAAAAAGAAAGAGAACGGGAATCGAACCCGTAACCTCTGCATTCCAGCAGCGCTCTACCAATTGAGCTATCTCCTTCCATAAAAGAAGATGAAAATTTCGCGAACAAAAAGCAGAGGGCGTGTTTTTAATTTACTTATTGCCTTTTGTCTTGTCAGAATCCAAATTTTCTCTTGCCTTTTGCAGCTTGATGTATGCCACATATGCTTCCATGGTTGTCGCCACCAAGCAAATTGCAGCACTGCCAGCTTTCATAAAAGGTACAGTCCCTAAAAGTTTCTTTCCAATGACATATCTAGCTTTCATAGTATCATCCTCCAATATGCCCTCTACTTCCATAAAGGAAGATGAAAATTTCACGAACAGGCAAAAAAATAAAGAGTCGTAGATTTCTCCACGGCTCTCTTTCCACTAGCAAGAAAGTTCTACCCAACAGTGGTACTGCCCACAAGGTAAAGCGTCATGCGAAGGATGCTTCATCTTATACGGACACGCCTCGCAATTCCTAATATTATCTGAATCTGCGAGGAATTCTCGTATTAGTGCATTATCACTTCCATCACGTTTCCATTGTATATGCTTCCACTTTTCATTAGGCATAACTAATCACCTCCATAAAACATCCTGAATTTCTCGCGTCCAAAAAATAAGAGCCGCAGATTTCTCCACGGCTCTCGCCTTTCTTAGTAAACGAGATAATTCGTATACTGCTTCTTTTCTACTTGCTTGATCACACCTGCTTTTTTCAGCAGCTCAAAATCACGGATGATCCCGCCCATGCTGAATGCCTCGAATTCGACATTGAAGTCCGTGCGCTTCTTCTTTCCGTCTTCGTAGGTTCTGATCGAATAGACCATCTGGCTAACAAGCCTTGGGTCCATCTTACAGTTCCGACGAACGACTTCCATCATCAGCTCGCGTCCTTCGTAGTCATCATCTCTGACGCCCTTCACGATAACTGTCATGTGATTCACTTTGCTATTAAACATATTGTGTTCTCCTTTGCATTTAAACAGTGAATATTCGTTCCATAAAGCAGCCTGCAAATTTCGCGTCACTGCCGTTCTTTGCTCAGGAGCCAGAAAAAATAATGGTAAAGCTTGTAGTACGTTTTTCTGCAGCATGGACACCCATTGGCTCTCAGTGCATCATAGCACACCTCTTCCGTCACACCTCTTAATACGTATGGACCAATGGCAGGTTCCAGCTTTGCAACACAGCGGTCAATAATATCAATGTGCATCGAATAGTAGGCTCGTATCATAGCTTGCCGCTCCGTTGAGCTTTCCGGGAGGCTTCCTCTTATAATTCCAGAAACCTCGTGGCTGCTCGATTCCCACCCGTTGACTTGTTCTAAAGCCTTTTTCCAGTCCGGGTACTGCAAGCAAAAGTTTTTCAGCTCGTAGTAGCGGTACTTAGTTATGTAGAAGGGGCTTTTCTTTGAGAGTTCTGGTTTTTCATTTCGCAATTTTTTCATGGACAGGGATTTCCTTTCTAATTTTGTTCAGAAAGGATAATACTGTCCAAAATGGTCGTGTGCGTGCCCCTTTTAATATTCTTACTGATGAATTATGCCAAGGCGAAGCAAATCGTTTAACCTAGAATAGAATTTGATTGGCAAAAATCAGAGAATTTTGCTAAGAGGACTGTGTTTTCGGTACATTTCAGCAAGGTCATTTTGAGTGATGTCCAGATATGCTTGTTCTGTCACAGTCACGCTACTATGTCCTAATAACCTACTAAGTGTGTAAATATCCCCACCACTCATAAGGAAGCGCTTTGCAAAGTTGTTTCGGAAAACATGCGGGTGAATGTCATTTAGCCCTATCCGCTGGGCATACTTGCGAACATTGGCCTCGAAATTGCTCACCTGTATTCTCTTACCTTTATTCGTGCAAAACAGGAAATCGCTATCACGGTAACGGTCTTTATACTTTATCCACCGTTGAAGCTGTGTTGCCATCTTATCCGAGAAAAACACATAGCGCGCTTTCTTACCCTTTGTATTGTCTGCTGGTAGGCTAATGCACCGCTTTACCATGTCTAAATCTGTCACTTCAATCAGCAAGCACTCATTTACTCTCATGCCTGTATCGAGTAGAAGCTGAATGATGATGGAATCGCGGTATTCGCTAAAGCTCGCACTATTCATGCTCTTCAGCAGTCGCTTGAAATCTTCATCCGAAACGAACTCCAATGGCTTTCGTTCTACTTTAACAAAGTCGCCTTTCTTCACAGGTGAACGGAGAATCAGTTCCTCTTCCACGCACCAATTGAAGAAAACTCGCAGGTTCCGCAGATAGTTGTTGATCGTTACGTCCGACACTCGCTTTCCAAAATCAACTCTCCGATCCGGATAGTTTCCGCTGTTCGGATTCGTAGTAACCGTGTACTTTCCGCGTTCCTTAATGCTCTTTATGTAGCCCTGTATCGCAAGATGGGTGATTTTCTCAGTCAGTAAAATCCCCTGCTCGTCCATATACTGCATGAAGAGCCTAAGTGTCTGTTCGTAGCTATTGACGGTTTTCGTGCTCAGCCCTTTCAATCCACAGTGCTCAATGAACATCTCAACATCACGCGCAAACATAAAAGAAAACCTCCTGTACGCATCGGGCACTACACCCAATAAATACAGGAGATTTATTGCCTTGAATTTAAGCTATTTATCGGCCTGATTCCATACGCCCATACCTATTTTCACTATCTTTATCGGCATAGTCGTCCAGTTGTGGGAGATAATGGAATTCGAAGCTTCATACCAACGATATATTT